GTCGCCCTTGATGATAGGACCGGCCAACATGGAGGCCAGCATCCAACTGAGCGAGATGGTGAACAGCGGAGAGAATTGACTGGTATCGGTCACCTTAGCCGTATACCGCAGCACTGCATTCTCCTGGTTGGTGCAGAGCACCTGGGTGCCGTTGGTCAGCGTCTCGATATGGAAGTTCTGTGGCACATAGGTGCCGGCAGCAGGGATGATCTCTGGGTTGTACCCGTACTGTGACGGGTAGCTCATATTGTTGCTGTAATCGTCGTTGGCGTCATACGGGATGACTGCCATGACGTTGATGACGTCGTTGGGCATCTGGTAAACGTACCGCCATGTCGGAATGGTGACGTTCAGTAGCGGGAGCACGACGCGTCTGGTGGCAAACGACCAGGCGTGCATCTCGAGCAGTGTATCGCGTGCGATAGGATAGAACCTGGCGCAGTGCTCGGCTTGTGCGGATCCCTCAGGTGGATAGAGGCTGGCTACGGTGGCAGTGTCGCCAAGGTGAGCCAGCGAGACGTTGCAGATATCGACTTCGGAAGCCATGTGGCCCTCCTAAAAGGATGGGGATGCAGTTGCCTACATCCCCATCCGGTTGGTGCACTGCGGATTTTACTCGGTTGCTTCTTCGACTTCGGACTTCTTACCTTTTGGCTTGGCGGCTTCCTTGATCAGCTCGAGGTTGCTGCCGGCGTTGCCGTCGAACTCGATGACCTCGCCTTCTTCTACGATGCGGCCTCGGATAAACGACTTTTCGAGCACTCGGTATTTCATCGTTCAGTCTCCTTACGCTACGCTGAAGCCGGAGGTGTAGAACTTCTTGCCGTCCTGGATGTCCTTGACGATCCCAGCGGTGAACTTGCCTGCGGTCAGCGTTGCGCTGACGTCGTAGTAAGCGCCAACGTACTGGTACGCCTTCGACCCGATGGAAGGGTTGATGCGAACGGCGATCTGCTTGCCGGCGGTCAATGCGGTCTTAACGATTGGACCGGAGGCGCCCAGAACGACAGGGCTGGACAGGTCTTCTGAAGCTGAGCCGATGACCTTGAAGTCTACGGTTGAGCCGGCAGTGTCGGAGGTAGCTGCAACGTCAACGGTGAAGTACATGTAAAGCTCTTCGCCTTCGCCGATATCACGGGCAGTACCCAGGTCGATGGAATAATCGGAAGCAGCGTCAGTCGTGACGGCCTGCTCTGCTGATACTTTTAGCAATGCGTCGGTAATCATGGTGTATCTCCTCTCAAATGACAAAGGGTTATGGGGAGGCCGAAGCCTCCCCTGGTTAATTAAATAGCGCTTTCGGTGTTGAGGATTGCGTCAACACGGCGAAGAGGAACGCCCAGGAAGGACAACCAGGACTGCGGAGTGCCGTACTGGCTGAGTCCCTCGTTGATCTTGAGGACGTACTGGCTCTTGTCGAGAGCTGCCAGGGACAGGCCGCTGTGAACAGTACGGTTCATGTAGAATGCCGCACGTCCCATTGCCATGTTAGGGATCCGGTACAGAGCGCGAGCCATCAGCTTGATGATCGCAGTGGATGCCGTAGAAGCCTGGGTACCGGTCTGAGCGATCAGGTCGGATACGTCGATGTTGGCGATACGAACAACATAGCGCCAGTCCTTAACGACCAGGCCGTTCTTCCACTGGTAGCGGGTAGCAAGAGCCTGGAGGCGGGTACCGTCGCTATTGTAAACAGTCTGCTCGCCAAGATCCTCGTGAACCAGGCCGGCCTTGGATCCCTTAGGGAACGGGCAGTAAACAGTCTGATCACCCCATACAACCAGGTAGATCGAGGTGTTGTCGGTTGAAGAGCCGCCAGCGTCCAGGATGTTCTGCTTGTTGCCGCCACTTGACTTGTCGCTGTAACGTGCAGCGAGGCCAAGGAACTGCTTAGGATCTTCGGCAGGGTCACCGTAGAACAGGGTGGTTGCCTGGGTCTGGTTCATTGCCTCGAGGAACGCGCTGTCCTCGGAGAGACGGAACTGAGCGGTGTTGCCGTTCAGCATTGCCAGGTCTTTGTCGACTTCGGAACGTGCTTCCAGGATCCCGCATGCCTCGTCGACCTGAGCGGTCGTCGACTTGCTGGACGGAATACCTTGGTTGAGTGCACGCCAGTAGACGGTCGGCAGACCGGTACGGATGACGACGCGCTCGCCGGTAGGGAGGTTGCCTTCTTTGAATACGGCGTCCTCGAGTACTTCGTTGCTCTGTGAGAGCAGCTCGGCAACGACAGGGATGCGGCCTTCGGGATCAGTGCGCTTCGCCCAATCGGCCAGGGTCAGGTTGGTGTTGGAAAGTGCTTCAGTAGCCATGATGTTTCTCCTTTTTAGTTAGCTATACAGCTTCTCTGCAAAATCGTTGAAGTTTTTAGGCCGGTCGCCCGATCCCTCTTTGTGACCACCCACGAAGGTGTCCTCGGAGATCGCTTTGCCGGCACGGTAAAAGAACCGTATCAGTTCTGGGTGATTGCCAAGTCCGGTCTGATTCATCAAGCCCTTCAGCTCCGGTGTTCCAAACTTGTCGAGAGCGGTCTTTGCGACGGCCAGGTTGGCGCTTAACTTGTCGCCGCCGAACTCCTTGTCCGTCTTTGCCGCCTCTGCCCATCCATCGCGCACCGCGTTGATCTGGGCTTCCTGCCGCTCACGCACAACGGGTGAGACTTTGTCCAGCAACTTCTGTGCGTCCTTCTGTGACAGGTTCAGTTCTTTTGCCACATCTGAGTAAGCCTTCACGAAGTCGGCATCGAACTCTGAACCCTCTGGCGCCTTGAACGACTCGTACTGCTCGGGCGCGCCTTCTTTTGCTGCTTCCTCGGTTGCCTCTTGATTCTCAGAAGCTACGGTTTCCGTTGCTTCTGTCGACTGATCAGTGGATCCGGCCTGCTCAGTCTCGGTGGCCGACTCGCCTTCATTGGTTGGTGCGGCTGTCGTCTCCATCTCTTCCATTTGTCTGCTCCTTTAGCATGATGGGATACAGCTCAGGGCAGTGTTGATGGATCAGTGCCAGGATACGGTTGCCAAGGTTCCTGTAGCCCTCATTGAATGCCATTTGCATTGCAGTGGTGCTGAACGATGACCGGAATACCCCTGACTGCTCCATGAGTCGCCACAATATTCGGCGCCCTCTTTTGCTCCCCATGAGCCACTTAAAATCGGACTCCTCTGTTTCGCGGGTCAAGCGGCCTTTGAGGTCTTTATCCTCTTGAGCCGCTTCTTGCCCGCTAATGTCGAACGGATCGTAACTTGTCATATCTCGCTTATAGTGCTTCGCTCAGTTTATATGGGTACCAGTATTTACGGCGTGTTGTACCCGCTGAACATGTCGATCACGTTGGTGAGTGCGCTCGGCTCGCTGGTCTTGGCTGCGGCCAGGTCCTTCTGGATCTTGGCCTGCTGCTCGGCCTGCATCATCTGCGACTGCTGCTGCTGAGCCTGGGCACGCTGCTGGCGCACCATGGCGACCTGGTCGTTTGCGACGATCAGGGTCGGGTCGACCCCCAGCATGTCGGAGTAGGCGTCCACCCAGGCGTCGGCGTCGAACTTGTCGAGCGCCTCCGGCTTGAACTGAGCGACAGCTCCAAGGTTGCCGACGAACCGGTCGACCGTGTTGGCACCGACGGCGCGCTGCGCCTGGGCCAGCATGGAGATGAACTCGACGTTTATCTCTTGTCCCTGCATCTCCTGCGGAGCTGGCGGCACGATGCCGGCCTCGAGCATCTGCGAGAAGGTCGTCTCGATCAGCGGAGTCAAGAGCTCGTTGTGCAGCCGCTCGAGCACCGGCCCCAGCATGAGGAGCTTCTCCTCGTGGCGCTCGGCGACCTCGGTTGCGGTCATGCGCTGATCGGCGCCGCTCGACAGCATGAGGAACATGTCGGTGTAGAATGAGCTGTTGATCCGTCCGCGGACGTCCTGGATATCCATCAGCAGGTGCTGCAGATCCAGGTTGACCTCGAACAGGCTCTTGACGCCGGCCTGCGGTGAAGCCGGATCGAAGTAGGTAACGCCGCCAGGCAGTCGGTCGACCTCACGGTTCTTGAGCGAGGTCGGCACCTGAAGCGGCGGGTTGGACTGGAAGTCGATTCCCTGCGCCTTACGCAGCTGCTCGTGCTGGAGCTGCTTGATATCGCCCAGGCACTCCATGCCTGGCGAGTGGCCGTATATGTCGCCGCCTGCTACCGCCCAGCGCGGCACCAGGCCTGGGAAGCGCTTGAATCCTGACTCCCTCAGGAACTGATCCGGCTTGCCGCCCACCTCGAAGTGGTATGACGCCCAGGGCATGTTCTTGTTGTCCATCTTCTTGATATCGCGGTCGGCTCTCGGCTCGATCGCGTGGATCAGCCGCACCCACTGGTCGAGGGATCCGCGGTCGTACATGTTCTGGAT